ATTAAGCGTCGTTCATCATCGCCGTCAAAGCCACTCACTACAATCGACAGGTGATCAAGGAATATCCATTTACAGTTCAGTCCTTTGCATAGGTATCTGATGCGATTTAATAGATTATCCGAGTCACAACTACCGAAGTGATCGTAAGTATAAAAGCGTCCGTTACCTACCGTCTCTTCGAATACAGGTCGTAACGCTTCATGATGAACATCGTCTTCAAGATGCAATTGTTTATTAATATGTAGTCCCATGATTCCCAAGGCTGTCCGTCTGACACTCTCCTCGAGCGCGATATATCCTACCGTTTGTTCCTGCTCTAATAGATGATATGCTATCTCCCTACAGAACAACGACTTACCTATCCCTGAACCCGCACACAATGTTACCAGCTCTCCTCGTCTCAAACCAAATGTCATTCGATTTAATTCGTCGTAAGGATACGGCACTGTCTCCGCGTTGTTTACTTCGGTAATCTTTTCCCATAGTTCTTCGGCCCCGACGATTCCATCAGGACGATATTCCCGTGCTTGCCATACAGCATCCACTAACTCCTTTGAGCGGTTAGCTACCAGCATATCATTCGGATCTTTTAACGGGAGCTCTGCTATCTTCGCCTTACCTGGCGTTAATAACGCCGCACATTCCGTCGCTCCCTTACGCCCCACATCGTCCATGTCGTACATGAAGATCACTTCTTCAAAGCGTTCCAGCCAATCAAGCGCTTGTGATACATGATTCTTTCCTGACTGTGCTCCATGCGGAATGGAAACGACAGGCCACTTGTGTCCGAATGCCTGACTTACAGATAAAGCATCGATCTCACCTTCAGTCACTACGACCTTTCTTCCACCGTCACGCCATAAATGCTGACCATATAAGCCGACTAACTCGCCTCGTATCTTGAATGACTTATCTGCGAATCTGATTTTCTGACCGACGAGTTTACCGTCACGACTACGATAGTTTGCTACCTGTGCTTGCTCTCCGTTTACTATCGCTGTCTGGTATCCCCATTTGCGACAGGTAGCTTCCGTTAAGTTTCTCCGGTTAAGATTAGTATATTCTCCATTGTGTATAAATGTTGATTGTTGGGTTTCTTGTTGTGGTTCCATTCGTTTATTGGGTTGAACTGTTTCGCCACAGCTAAAACAATGAGTGTGTCCATCTAGATAGACTGATCGGGCATCACTTGACCCGCAAGTTGGACACGGCGTGTGCATTTCTTTGTATTCAGCCATGATTTTGGTATGGTTTTATCACAGTATTTTATTCCTTTCTTTTCGCACCACATAGCATATGTAGTCTTACTGTTTTTTCGTATTTTATTTGATGCATTTTGAAAGCAAAGACGGACATCGAGTTCGGGATGTTGTTCTTTGATCAGCAAGTGCTTCGTTCTATCCTCACTTTTCCATAGCCCTTTAGTCTCAACGATGATTCCATTAGGTAATATAAAGTCAGGCGTGTATGTAGCTTCTCGCATATAATTGATCTTCAAACTTTCGTACTCGAACTCGATGCCCAACCGCCTCAAATAGTCAGCGGTCTTCGCTTCAAATCCAGAACGAAAATTAGAAGTCCGCTGCGAGCGGTTTGTTCTCCTCTTTCGTTTCGGCATTAGGTTTTTCTTCGGAGAACTCGTAACTCTCTCCGCCATGTGTGTAACCGTTCTCTTCTGATGTGAAGTCGAATTTACCACCGCCTGAAACCTCTGCTAATTCAATAATCTGTACAGCGTGTGGTTCAAGTGTGATTCCAAATCCGTGTTGTCCGACAAACCAAGGACGTACTTTAATTCCTAGTTTTATCCGGCTGCCTCCTCCGACAATAGTGTCATCAGTGATTGGGTTACCTTGTGAATCGTGACGAGCGACTGATAGCGTGTAAGGTTTATTATTCCGATCAATACCTCCTGCTTTCAATTTCGTCTTGATGTAGTGATTGCCTTCAGCGTCGATCTTAAAAGGCGTTTCTGCTTTCTTTAGTTCCTTACCTTGCTTCTTACATTCTGCATCGTAAGCTGTGTCATAGATAGGCTTTAGCTGAGTTTTTAATGCCTCCCAATCTGATTTCTCCAGGACTAATTCACAACGGTAAAGACCGTGCTCTCCGTCGTATTGTCCCTTTGAAGGATTAGTAAGCCAGCAATAACGAGCTGTACCTATAGGTGTGGTTAGTGTATTCATGGTTGTTGTTATCTCCTTTTATGCGAAGAAGTATTGTGAGTCTAACACGTCCGTTGGATCTAACTTTCCATAAGTCGGTAGCTCAGGTAACTCCTTCTCTGTTTGTGTTGAGATCTCGTCGCGAAACTTTGCGAGTTGATCAGTAGAAAATATATCGGCTGTAGTCTCTCTTGTTAACTGTGACAACTTATCACAATGCGTTGAGTGCGTCGCAAAAGAATCGTGTACCATCGCCAATGCCTCAATGCCTGCAGCTTTCGCCTTGGTCGCTGTTTGTTGAGCGACGCTTGCATCGAGACTGTGAACGAAGTTAGGACTGATTCCGTTTGCTTGTCGTGTTTTATCGACACCTAACTGTGGTTCCCGGCATTTAATCCAGGAAATCTTATCGCCCAGTAGTGTCTGTATTCGTACTGTTTTATTGTTGATGTAGTTCTGTTTTATTTTAAATCCTGATGGAGTCGTCCAGGTAATCGGCTTATCTTCCTTGCCTAAGATCCTGACTGTTTGTTGTAACCACTTCATGACCTCTGTCGGACGCTTCATGCAATCGTTCATCGCCTGCCATACTAACTTATTTAAATAGCCGATTGCTTCCGTCGCTTCATATCCGAAAGGATCGAGTGAGTGAGCCATGCATTTATCGCGATACCAATCGCTAATCAATTCACGACAGGAATATTGTGTCCCACCATAAGGCTTAACCATCACAGGTTGTTTGGTTGTCTTGCGATCAATACCAAACTTGAGCCACGCCGCCGCAACATGATTACCTTTCTCCATATGCATCTTCAACAACTCATTAACACGGTCACTTACATATGTGTAGAGATCGGCAGGCTGTTCAGTTGCGACGACGTTAGTGGCTCGTCCTCCTATTTCATCACGACCGAGCAAGCTGAGTATTTGAATACCGTTATTAGACGCGTCCATAGCACAAGGAAGTTTAGTTTCAAAGCCATAGCCTTGCTCCAAGTAACGCGACCATTCACGACAGAACGCTAAGAATTGCCACGGTTCTTCCGCAGCTTGCCACCAGTCATTCACTTGCGGGTCTTGGTGTACTTCTTCGATTTCTTTGCGTCTGCTATTCACCCACTCAACTCGCTCGTCGAATGTCAGTTTGTTGTGTCCAAAACAGTTTGCTCCGTGGATCGCCAACCATCGTGCATCAGCGTCGTTGTTTATTGTTTGCGATGTAGCAAAACGTAACAAGCCTTTTGATAGGTCGGTCCCTTGCGGAGATAGAAAATAAGGAATCGGATACATGCGACCCCTGAAATCTAAATGATGTGGAAAGTATATCGTTTTATCTTCGAATCTTTCAGCCGTCCATAGCGTCTTCATAATCATCAAACGCTTGGATCTCATCGCAATGTTTAAACGATGAATGCTTCCACACTTACGACTAAACTCCTTGGCTCCGTCTTCATCGTCGTCATACTCGGGCTTCCATACGGGCAATTCATAGTCTTCACGACGGATCATCTCACCAATCTCTTTATTGTTTTGCCACGCCCACTTAGCGATACCTAGAATGTCTTCGTTTACCTCCCATTTAGTCGCTTGTAAATGATTGACCCCATCGACTACAGGTTTCATCGCGTCAAAGTCCAGCGAGTTCATGTACTTATAGTCGTGACACTTAATAAAAGATAACGGCGGAACTCCCTCAATATCGTTATAGCCGCCAACCCAAATAGACGACCATTGCTCAGGGAGTTCCACCGTTGGTAACCACAGAGGTTTCAAAATTTCTTGGTCCTTATTATACTCAGCCATCCACTCGAATAATTCGTCGGTAGCTGTAACATGAAACACACTCTGCTTGCGTATACCTATAAGTTTAAATGCGATAAGATGCGTATTGGCTCGTATCAATTCCAATAACCATGTACCCATCATCGTCTTTTCACGACGAGTCCATTGTCTCCAAGCTTCGATATGGCCCTTCTTTGCTTCGCCTCTTTCATGTGCCAGGAATGCTTCGCGTTGTCTGCGATATGAAGCGTTCTTATTCTTTTCCACATCCTTTTGTGCGTAGTAAAAGACTTTAGGATATTCCTCCTTCAATCTTTCATAACGGATCTCATCTTCAATAGCAGTAGCGATACGAATAGATGCTGAGGTTAAAGGACGACGCTCACTGATACCATCAAGGACGCATTTAAACGCCAACAAGCACAGCTTTCTCGTATCCATGTCCCATACCAATGGCATCCAAACGGGTACAGCATGTGGATGTTTACGATGATAATCAAAACGCTTTTCTACAGCATCAATAAACAGCGGTAAATAATTACGCAACAATCGCTGACCATAAGGTGAATCAGATTCTTGACTGCGTTCCTTGGCTGTTTGTACTCGACGACGGTAACGGGCAATACCGTGAGATACCATCTCCTTATTCAATTCGCTTTGATTCATTCGTTTTTTAGATAAGATATTTATTTCGAAGACTTGTCAAAT